GCAAGTTACGATATAGATAGAATAGTTGCATTGTCGGGTGCTTCAAAACTAAATGAATTTGACTTAAAAGGTGCATTAAAGAAAGTTGGTGGTGCAATTAAAAAAGGTGCTAGTGCAGTAAACAAAGCGGCTCAAGATGTAGGAGCAACTACACCTGAAAAACTTAAAAAAGCATGGAACGATGCAGGAGCACCAACAGATGATGCTGGATTATACAATTTCTTAGTAAACACAGCAGGTGTTCCATTAGATTCAGTTCAAACAGCATACAAAAATAGCAAAATAGATATAAATACAAATAACAAAAGTGCCGATCAGGAACAGGAAAAGAAACCTGAAGAACCTAAAGCAGACACGCCTAATTTAACAGGCAAGTATGCTACACAAGGTGTCGATGGTGATAGAATTAAAACTGGTACTGATGCACAGAAACAAACTGGAGGACAAGAAAAAACTGGAACTATTGATATTCCAACTATAGCAAAACAAATTATGGCGTTAAGTGCAAATGATAAAACTAAAATTATACAAGCATTAACACCTAAGCCAGCAGAATCAATAGAGAAAGAAGACCTTGTATTAGAAAATATGAATGATGATAAAACAACATACAATCTAAGCATCAGTAAAAGTAAAGATGGCACTAGCATGAACAGTAACATTACTACAGATAAGCCTGATGATTTAATGAGAATACTTTCATTAGCAGGAATGGCAGATAAAATGTCAAAACCTGAAATGGAAATGGAACCAGAAATGGATCATGCAGAACCAGAATCACCATGTGGTTGTGGAGATTCACCATGTGGTTGTGGAGAAGCAGTTGAAGAAAATCGTTTAAGCAAAGAAAAGTATTACGATACTGATTACATGGTAAACGACCTTGCAGGTGGTATTAATAGACCTAAAAAAATGTACAAACGTGCATCTCCAGGTGATAATCCAATGTCTGTAAGTGAAGCAGTAGATTTAAAAGAAGAATATAAGCGTTATAAGGCCTCGAAAAACAAATAAATAGGTGTATGCCTAGTAATAACGAGCCGACATTAACTAAAACTGCGTATACCTCTACAAGATATACCAAAGAACAAGTTTACGAATTAAAGCATTGTAGTAATCCTACTACAGGTGCTTTATATTTTATGGAAAACTTTATGTGGATACAGCATCCTACCAAAGGTAGAATGATGTTTGATCCTTATCCTTTCCAAGAAGATTTAATTGGAAATTACAATAGCACAAGATTAAGTATTAATATGTGTGGTAGACAGATGGGTAAAACTACTGTTGCCGCAGGATACCTTTTATGGTTTGCTATGTTTATTCCAGATAGTACAATATTAATTGCGGCACACAAATACACAGGTGCTCAAGAAATTATGCAACGTATACGTTTTGCATATGAACAAATTCCAGATCATATTAGAGCAGGTGTTACAAGTTATAACAAAGGTAGTTTAGAATTTGACAATGGTAGTAGAATTATGAGTGCTACAACTACTGAAACTACTGCTAGAGGTATGTCACTTTCTTTAATTTACTTAGACGAGTTTGCATTTGTGCAACCAAGAGTTGCCAGCGAATTTTGGACTTCACTATCTCCTACACTAGCAACAGGTGGTAAATGTATTATTACAAGTACACCAAACAATGATGATGATCAGTTTGCTACCATATGGAGAGAAGCAAACAATAATGTTGATCATTTTGGTAATGTTCAAGATATAGGTAAGAATGGTTTTAAACATTATCTAGCAACTTGGGATAAACACCCAGAGCGTGATGATGAATGGGCAAAAGAAGAACAATCACGTATTGGTGAAGAACGTTTTAGACGTGAACACTTATGTGAATTTATTATATATGATGAAACATTAATTGATCCTTTGGTGTTAGTAGGAATGGAAGGCAAAGAGCCTACACAGAAAATGGGACAAGTACGTTGGTATAAGCAACCGCAAAAAGGAATGACTTATTGTTTAGGATTGGATCCTAGTTTAGGTACTGGAGGTGACTATGCGGCCATTGAAGTTTTAGAATTACCTTCAATGATTCAAGTTGCAGAATGGCAACATAATAAAACACCTATACCACAACAAATAAAAATTGTAAAAGACATACTTGCTTATATTGCAGATGAAATTGGGTGGCAAGAAATAAGTACCGGCGGCAGTGATATATTTTGGACAGTTGAAAATAATACAGTTGGAGAAGCGGCATTAGTACAAATTGACAATGTTGGCGAAGAAAATTTTAAAGGTAATATGTTAAGTGAACCACGAAGAAGCGGACACGTTAGACGTTTTAGAAAAGGTTTTAATACAACACACAAATCTAAAGTTGCAAGTTGTGCTATGTTTAAAAATATGATAGAACAAGGAAAACTTAAACTTAATAGTAAACCTATTATTAGAGAACTTAAAAGTTTTATCGCAAAAGGTCAAAGTTTTGAAGCAAAGTCGGGCGAAAATGACGACTTGATAAGTGCTATGTTGTTAAATTTTAGACAAATACAGTACATTTCAACGTTTGATGAGAAGATTGGTAAAAGTTTTAAGGACACTGACCCTGGAAACTACGAAGATGACGTGGTTCCTTTTGGACTTATTTGATAAATAATAATATGATAGATCCAAACAAAATAGCAGACCTAGTAAAGAAAACACTTAAAGGATCAGGTTACAAAGTAAAAATGTATACTGATGAAGGTGATAGTACACTAGACCCACGTGTAGCAAGAAGATTCTTTACTATTCCTGATCAAATTATGATTACTTTAGACGAATCAGATAATTTAATAAAGTTTCATAAGTCAGATAGTGTTTCTATTAATGATATTAGAGATCTACACAAATCAATTAAAAATTTAGCATCAAAATATAATATGGATTTCGTTATGAGAGAATTTGGAAAAGAAATAGAACCTAAAAATTATGTTTCTGATAGCATTAAAGTCATCAATGATAATGAAGACAATGCTTCAGAGATTAAAGAAGCATTAAGCAAACTTGCTGGCACACATTTAAAGTCAAATCAAACCTTAGATAATAGCACAAAAATTATTATCAAACATTCTAAGTCAATTGACGAAGAAGTTAAAGGTAGTAGAAGTAGACATATAGATACAATATATGTTGAAAACACACAAGGTGAAAGATTTAAATATCCTTTCAAAAATATGAGTGGTGCTAGAGCAATGGCAAGACACATACATGAAGGTGGTACTCCTTATGACAATGTAGGTAAATCTATCATTAGCATATCAGAAGATAATATGAAACTTTCTAAATTTTTACGTTACTCTCGTAACAACGGTTTAAACGAAGCCAACCAAGATACTATTGATGCAGTATCTAAAAGAGTAGATTCAAACAAAAGATTCTTACATACACTTTCAAATGCTAATACATATGAAGCAACAGTGAATTCAATTGAAGATAAAATTGAAGAACAACAAGAATTAGATGTAACGGGTCTTAAAGATGCGTTTACAAAACGTGTATTTGATGAAAACATCGAGGAGGTACTTCCAATGGTACAAAAAATTATTGATGAAGCAAGTGTTGCTGAAGCAAAAAAAGATCCGTATGCAGGTATGTCAATGTTAGACAGAGCAAAAAGTGCTGAACTAGGTCCAGATATCAGCGGAGAGTACTCATCTAAAAACATTAAAAGATTTGCAAACAAACAAGCAGAAATAGTTTACAAAGTTACAGAACTTAATATGAGAGTTATGGATGATGAACTTAATAGAGTTGTTACAAATGCACTTGGCAAACTAGAAGATGGTAAAAGTGTATCAAGAGAAGATATTGATATTATAAAAGCATTAATTGCAAGAGGCAAAGAACTTGGTGCATATCAAGAAAGTGTTAAAGCAGATGTAGTTCCAGAAGAAGAAGTTGCAGAATGGACAGAACAAGTTGCAGGCGATAAAGCATTATTTTCTGAAGATGATGTAGAAGAAGCGGCTACACCAGTTGACGATGATGATCCAAGATATGCAGATGATGAAAATCTTCCTAAGAATAAAAAGAAATCAAAAATGTCTAAAGCAGATAAAAACTGGTTAGATGCACAAAACAGTATGTTAGATCATGAAGGCAAATATAATCCACGTTTTAATGAAGGCAGAATGGGTTTCAAAGATTTAGATAAACTTGGTGCAGAAAATGCAAGTAAAGTTGATCAAGAATGCAGACGTAGAGGTAGTGCAGATATGGAACCAGGTGATGCTGACCAATTACGTTACAAAGTTGCAAAAGAAATGGGTCTAGTTGAAGATACAGTTAAAGAAGAAGCCTTTGACAAAGTAGACAGAATTACAGATCCAGAAGAACTTAATCTCTACGACGAAGAAGATATTAAAGCCGCTAATAACATGAGTGCAGAAGAACTTAAAGATGAGCTAAAGGGCGATATCTATCATTTAATGGATATGGCCGCAGATGACTTTACTGATAATGATCATATTGCAGATGAAATGGGCGACTACTTTGCCAATATGCATATGAAAGGTGACGATGCATCGTTGTCTTGCTATGCCGCAATGAGAGATCTAATAGATGCAGATCCAGCAGACGTTTATGAAACGGGTGCAAAATGTCTTAAAATATTAGGTGCTCAAGAACATACAAAAGAAAGTGCAGAATATGATATTGCTACTATTAGAGCAAGAGCAGGACTTCCAGAAGTTACAGAAACAAAGTCAGACGAAGATGATATAGAAGATACAGACGGTGAAGTACCTATGTTAGACACAGAGTTTGATGATGAAGAAGAAACAGATGAAAGCACATCAGAGGAAGAAACACCTATTGAAGAAGATGCTGGAAATAAAAAAATAGAAGTTAATAAAGATATTAAATTGGCCATGGATAGTATCTGGGAAAGAGATGAAGAAAACATGACACAAATGGTTTATGTAAAAAATATTACCATTAACAACCCTCATGCTCCAGGCGGATATATGGATGATGAACCAGATGACGGTTACAGATCAGTAAACGTAGAACATGATGGTCCATGGACAATCTATACAGATACAGGATTTGAAAAAGCAATCAGTGATTTAGTTGGATTTGAAGTAGGCTTTACAGAACAAGGTATGCAAGAAGATGGCATGGCAAGTATGGAAGGTGACGATCCAAAGATGGCTAAAGAAGCAGTTGATAGAGATCTTGCTTTGATTAAGTCAAGAGCGGGGATGTAACAATGAGTGAAGAAAAAATTGATGCATATTTCAATGTAGCAATGAATGAAATCAATAGCATTGAAAAAAGATTCAGACAAGGCGGCGTATTAGAAAACATGATTCAGCAAGTTGGCGGTGATACTGCTTGGCTTAAAGACATTAGAGAAACACTTTCTGATGCATATGAAGCAATGGAAGATGGTCATATGGGTGCAGTAGCACATTTACAGATGCAAGATGAATCTGTAAGTGAAGAAGAAGTTACTGAAAGAATGGTTGACGGTGTACCACATTGTCCAGAAAAATGCTGTGGCGAGCCTGTTACAGAATGTACTTGCGGTCCAGATTGTGAACATTGTAATTGTCATATGATTAATAAGCAAGATGAATCACAAGAAAACGGCATGGATAAAGTATTAGTAGGTGAGTTAAATATGATCCTACAAAGATCAGGTTTATAAGAGGACACTAATATGAGAGCGTATGAGTTCTTAACTGAAGCACCAACACAACAGCAAGTCAAATATATGCAACGTATCTATGCAAAGATGCAAGAAAATCCTGCTGTCATTGACGAACTGTGGAATGTTATTAGCACTAAAATTGCAGATGACGAAGGCGGTATGCAAAGTCGTATTGTTACTTCATTACAACCTGCAAATACTAAACCAGAAGAAGACCAAACATACGGTAATGGATTCTTAGAAGGATTAGTAGATGCTATTGACAAAACTGAAGGTACTATTGAAGAAAAAATTGCATTCGCTAAAACATTAGGACAAGCAGACCATATTGATACAAAAGCATTATTGCAACCTTTATCAGGTTGGGGTGATTGGTTAACAGGTACTCCATTTAGTCAAAGACTATTTGATACAATGTTTAACTTTTCTCCACTAAAAGAAGATAACAAAGGTCCTGGCGAGTTTGCACTTGCTATTTTAAGTCCACGTATTACACTTAAAGGTAGTAAAGGCGATATTACAGTTGACGGAACACCTGTAGAAGTTAAAGCAGGTATGACAAGTTCAGGTGGTAGACTTTCTCCAACAGAAGGTACACTAGGTATTTTATACAATAACAAAGAATTCTGGGAAAGTTTATATCCAGAAGATAAAGTTAAAGCGGCAGAGTGTGCTAAAGAACGTGTAAACGCAAATAACTATAGTGCGTTCCTAGAAAAGTATGCTATGGGACCTGCAGAGTCAGAAAAAATTCTAGGTGCTATATTTAAAGCACCAAAACTTGATGGTATTATTTCAGCCGCGGCTAAAAAAGGTACAGGTGTAACAGCCGCAGATTTGATTGCTATTGCAGTTAAAAACTATGGTGTATCACAGGGTGATGAGCATTTCTTAATACTACAAAAAGATATTAGGACTTCATTGTACTTCTATGTAGATGATTTAGCACCAATTATCAATAGATTAAGTTTTTCATTACCACTTATGGATCCAGATAAACGTAGTGCCGCTCAAGCACAACTTGGTATTCTAAAAAAAGCAAGAAATTAATAAAATAATACTTGACAATCATTTAAAACTAGTATATATTATAAAACAATAACTAAAGATAGTTATTAACTTTTTTATCAAAAAAAGGTGTTTTAATGGTTGACAAAAGCATTTTATATAAATATAATTGTCAGCACAAACGAAGTATTGTGTTGTCTAGGCACAAACAGGCTAAACATAGGCTAATATAGGAGAAATAATTATGGCAACTTTGGCAGAACTAAGGGCAAAACTAAAATCTCAAGAAGATTCTACTGGTCCCAGTAGACAATCAAGTGGGGGAGGCGATAAAGCCATGTACCCATTTTGGAACATTCCAAACGACACAACCGCAGTATTGCGTTTCTTACCAGATGGTGACAACGATAACACGTTCTTCTGGCAAGAAAGACAAATCATTCGACTAACATTTCCAGGCGTAAAAGGACAAGACGAGAATCGTGAAGTAACGGTAAACGTTCCTTGTATGGAAATGTGGGATAATACTGGTAGTTGTCCGATCTTATCACAGGTAAGACCTTGGTTTAAAGATCCTAGTATGGAGGCGATTGGACGTAAGTATTGGAAAAAACGTGCTTACATCTTTCAAGGCTTTGTATCAGCAGATCCGATGAACGAAGAAGACAAACCAGAAAACCCAATCCGTAGATTTGTTATTAATCCAAGTATTTTTAAACTAATCAAAGCGGCACTAATGGATCCAGAAATGGAAGAACTTCCAACTGATTACACTAGTGGTACTGACTTCCGTCTTACTAAGACACAAAAAGGTCAGTATGCAGACTATTCAACATCTAATTGGGCTCGTAAAGAACGTACTTTGAGCGAAGTAGAGTTAGAGGCAATTGAAAAGAACGGTCTGTTCCACCTTAAAGACTTTTTACCTAAGAAGCCAGGTGCTACTGAGTTAGAAGTAATTAAGGATATGTTTGAAGCAAGTGTTGATGGACAGTTGTATGATGTATCTAAATGGGGTGAGTACTTTAGGCCATATGGCATAGATGCTCCTGCACCGGGTACGACTGCAACTCCTCAGAGTCAACCGGCTAGTCAGCCTGCAGTCAGTCAACCAGTGGCTCCTGCGGCACCTGCAACACCACCTAAAGCAGAGGAAGATGCACTACCTCAACCTCCTTCACCAAGTGCAACTACTAATGAAGATGGTGGCAAACCAAAAGCAGAAGACATTCTGGCAATGATTAGACAGAAGAAGACTCAAGACCAGTCTTAAATGAGTAAGGGGGCATAGTCCCCCTACTCTATCTAAATATAAGGAGTAATTTATGGTAAAAGCGTTTGATTTTTCAAAGTTAAGAAACAGCCTTACTAAAAGTATTGATGGAATTAGTGTAGGCTTTCATGATCCAGTAGATTGGATTAGTACAGGTAACTATTGTCTTAATCACTTAATTAGTGGTGATTTCAATAAAGGCGTACCTCTAGGTAAAGTAACAGTATTCGCAGGTGAATCAGGCTCAGGTAAGAGTTTTGTTTGCAGTGGTAACCTAGTTAAACACGCCCAAGAAGAAGGTATTTTTGTTGTACTTATGGACAGTGAAAATGCATTAGATGAAGCATGGCTCCATGCACTTGGTGTTAGCACAGATGAAGATAAACTACTTAGAATTAACGTAAGTATGATTGATGATGTTGCTAAAGTTATGAGCGATTTTATGAAAGGATACAAGGCAGAATATAACGGACTTCCTTATGAAGAATGTCAGAAAGTATTGTTTGTTATTGATAGTCTTGGTATGCTATTATCGCCTACTGATGTTAAACAGTTTGAAGCAGGTGATTTAAAAGGTGACTTAGGTCGTAAACCTAAAGCACTAACTGCATTAGTAAGAAATATGGTCAATCAAATTGCACCATATCCAGTAGGACTTGTTGCGACTAACCACACATATGCATCACAAGATATGTTTGATCCAGATGATAAGATATCAGGCGGACAAGGCTTTATCTATGCAAGTAGTATTGTTGTTGCAATG